TAATTATAACCCTCTGTAGCATTAAAAGTTTTAGAGACATTAAGCAAACCATAGGTTGCTGAACCTGGATTAATATTACCTAAAGATGTTGAGTAAGCTAACTCTCCAGAAGCACTAAGCGTTTGCACCCAAGGCCCACTATGTATTTTTGATATTCTGTTAGCGTTAGAATCAACTCTCCATATAGTTAATCTAATTTTTTGCATTTGCCATTCAGCTGCTCCAAAATCTATATCAACAGCACGTACGGCTGACCACGCTTGACAACTTGCGTTTATAGATATTTCATCATTACTAGCAGCGGTATAAAAATATTTTTCATTATCAAACCTTGTTTGTGGATCGCTAATTTCATTGTTAAAAGGAACTAATATTCTTTGTTGAAAATCCGGTACTATAGTGTTATTATTGCTACCTGGAGGGCCAGCGTTTGCGGCTTCATCATTTCCTAATATCATCTTAAACTTAATAGGATTACCTAACACGTCAGGAAAGCTATAATCTAATCCATTAGCTTCCGCGTCTAATGAATTTGGGTAAGTACTAATAGCGTTTGTATGTGTTTGTTGTGCGGAGTTGTTTAAATCAATACTAACAGTAAAGTTATTATTTAAAGAATATATACTAGAACTTATAGCTGGTTTTATTTTTTTAAAATTACCGTCTTTTAAATCGTAATTTTCAACATAATTGCCATACATTAATCTTGAAGCAGAAATTTCTTGAGCAACAGCAGATCTAGGCACGTTGTCATATATTCTTGATAGTTGATCGCTAGGAATAGTAGCTCCAAATACTTCGCTAGATATTGTTATTGAATTTTCTCGCCACGCGCTTCCAATTACACCTTCTTTTTTTATACTATTTATAGAGTTTAACGTACTAGAACTATGATCTTGAAATAATAATTCTATTTCCACCACGTCATCAGGTATAGTGCTAGATCTAAAATTAGATAATATAACTCCCTTTAAAGCGCTTTCCATACCTTTATTAAACCCGTTGCTTGAGTCATAATTATACACACCCGGTTTAAATATAGCTTTTGAATATGGTGAAATACAAGAGTATTCGTTGTCTATGTATTTATATCTATAAGCAAATGATATAAATTTTTCTTCATAAAACTTTGATTTCTCAATCAAAACAGCGGTCCAAGCTTCAGCGGCCTCTTCTCCAGTATAACTGTCATCAATACCAATTATTTGACATGTGAATCTATTAAATTCATTATTAATATTAGTAGTTGAAGTAACTTTAATTCTAGCTGTCTCAGAGTTAGTTTGTCCTGTTATATTTATTATATCATTAACTTTCCAATGCACTCTTTCGGTTAACGCTATTATATATATATCGTCACCATTTTGAAGTAAATCACCATCCTCGTTAGTTAATTTAAACAAATCTCCATAATTAGAATCTATGTCGTCGAGTCTAAGTATAGCTGACGTAGTAGTATTAGCGTAAGTAAATCCAGTTGCTTCTCCAAGCTCGTCTAATATTTGAGTAGAAGGTCTATTGGTTGAAATTAATTCAACGTCTATACTATTCAAAGGATTTCTTTTAATAACGGTTATATGCTCTTCTTTTAAACTGTATTCATAAGCAGTTCCATTAATATCTTTATATCTTAACTTGCTATGATGGGTTATACTATTTTTAGAGTTTTTAAAATTATTTATACTAACTTTTTTAGGTTCATTTCTACCGTCAGTAAAAAATAATATATCATTTATTAAATTTATACCTGTTATTATATTGTTATACGGAGTGTAAGACTTAGCTACTTCATTGGTATTAGATTCAATTTCAGTTGTCCCGGTTTTAAAATTTAATATTTTGTCTGATGAAAACTTGAAGACAAAACCACTGTCTTTAAGTGATTGAGTGTACAGTGGTATTGATTGAGACGTTGTTAATTCTACTTCACCTTCATTGCTTAAAACGCCTTGAATAACCTTTGATACATAAACTTTATTTTCTTCGCCATAATAATCTATGCCTTCAGGAGACATTAATTGAACTCTCATCCCCGGTCTAATACCTTTAGCCACTAAGTCACTATCTTTGTCGCATGGGTCTATTGTTTGTGTTGGTAAACCCTTTATTAAACTTGCTGTGGTTTGCTCGTCGGCAAAATATCTAACATCGTATATATCTGTTAATATAGGGAAAGTTACACCAGATTCAGAGTTAACATCTGGAGTGTATTCTGTTATTACATCTGATCTAACGCCAGTGTAAACAGTATAGCTTCCGTAAGTACCGTTAGCTTCTAAGTCACTAGCTCTATATATAAAGTTATATATTTTAGAATCATTTTCATCAACATAAGATCCAACAGAAATAGCATTATCACTAATAGATCCTCCCATAAAGCTTTGTCCACACTGGTTTAATATGGTTACCTTAGTATTACCTTTTAAGTTTTGAGCGGAACCAACATCAGAACCTTCAGATGTAGATATTTCTATATTTAAAGCATCTCTATACTCGCCATTAGGAACCAACCTTTCGTCAAGGTCTTTGTTCATTTTGCCTTTCAGAAAATTTCTTTTTAACTCTGGCATATACGCTAGTGTTTAATTTGTTTAGACTTATTTCTTAATACTTGAGTAATCTCTTCTAATTTAATATTAGATAACCTAAGTTTAGCTCTTCTTGTTGATGCTATTTTTTCTTTTCTAAATCTTTGCACAACGTATTCAGGTATATTGGTTTGACTTCCAGCTATAGCATAAGCAATATGTCTATACATAGCCTCTTCAGCAAACTTATGAACCTGCATTTCAGCTTCAGTGCCTAGTCCGTCGCTAATATATTTTAGTATAACTATTGAACCGCTTAAACTAGAGCTAAAATGAATTATACCTTTATTTTCGTCAATATAAAAAGATCCATTAATTTGAGCATACTCAGGCTCTATTCCATATCTTCCACCAACGTTATAATCTACAATGTCATCATCGTAATCAAAGTCATCTCGATTATTTTCTGTTGGTGTACTAGTTTTAAATCTTGACCAAGTTGTAGACTCACTATTTACGTCTAAATTATCGCCATCAAATTGATAAGCTCCATTAGCGTCTTGTTTTATAGAAGTTGGATTACTAGTGTTTCTAGCGGGATATAAAACATGCTCTATACCTGAACTATCAATCCAAGCTAGTTTAACATAGTTTACGTAATCTTGAGGTAAAACCATTTGAAGCGTATTTGCTACGGTTATTTCTTGAGATTTTATAGATTTTAAAGTATCAAAGCTTAATTCTTGTAAAGCTCTTTGAGCGTGAAAAGCTATTTCGCTTCTTGAAGCTTTGCTTATTAGTTTACCCTCGCCAACGTAGATAACTTCAAAAGCGTTTATAATATCTGATAGCGAAACAAATTGATAATTACCGTAATTTTCATCACCGCTATTAAACGTTCCATCTGTACCCTTGTAGTAGCTTCCTTGTGTTTCGTCTATTAAAGCCATTTATTATTGTTTTTCTTGTTGAATATCTTTCATTTCTTCGCCAGATATTGTTTGGTAAAGAGTTGGATCTTTCATCATTATACCAGCTAATACCAATATTCTATTTACTAAGTTAACTTCTTCAGATTCGTGAAGCTCAAAGTTTGTAGAAGAGTTACTATTATATAAAGGTTTACTTAATATAACATTATAGCCCCATGATACTGTCGATGGCTTTTTAATATAGTCAATGTATACTTTATCCGCGGCGGTTACTTGAGTGACAGAGTTATCGGCAGCAGCCCCAGTATAAACTTTAATACCATCTTTAGTTTTTATATATAATGGACGATTAGCGTGAGGTCTAAGTAATGGATGACCTTTCATAGCTTCAAACTCTCGTATTGAAACATAGTCAGCTATAACGTCATCATATTTTACATTAGATAATCTATATATATCAGTTGGAAACGTATAAGCAGTGCCATCGTGAGTTCTTAAAGAATTAAAAACTTCAAATAAACTTATTTTATCTTTTAATATTTCTACAGGATCAAGTTGTTTTGGTTGACTACCTCTAACTCTAGAAAATTGATGCTGATCATAAAAGTATTGCTCAAAAATATCTAATTGAGCTTGGTTTGCAAGTATGTTAAATTCTTGAGGTGTTATATAACCTCTTTGTTCTTTATTGGCGATGGCCAAAACTCTTTGATATACTGTATTTATATTTACCGCCATTTTATTTACTTTATTATGAAAGCTGGGTCACCTATACGGCAACCCAACTATCATAAATAATCACTTATTTTAATTGCTTTTCAATGTTGGAATAGATCTCCATTCCTTCATCTGTTTTAAACCAAGCGGCTAAAGCGGAATATGGATGCTCATCAAAAGGTACATTCATTAGCTTTCTATTACTAGAAGCCCATAAAAAGTGTCTTTGATCATTAGATAACTTTAATATTCCAAGCTCCGTGGCTTTAATCCCAAAGTTTCTAAGCTGAACATTATCATCATAAGCTAATTCTAAGAACAAAGTAGGATTATTTCTAGCAAATACTAGCAAATCTCTTTTAAGTTCTTTAGAGCTCATGCTAGATACTTTAGAACCTAATTCAACTCGCATTATAGCCTCAGCCATATCAATGTCCATGTTTCTTGCTGCTATTATAGCATCAGCTTCTAACTCTAACACCTCTATTTCATTAGCGGCTTTTACTTCAGGTTTATATTCATAAAAAATATTATCTCTATGAGGGTGATATAATGATAAAAGTTTTTGTAAAACTGTTTTTTCTTTTTCTACAAATAAAATACCATCTCTAAAAACAATATGAGATAATCTTTGATCACCTTTCATTTCATCAACAAAAGGAGTTCTTTGATTTTGACAATACTTTAACTCTCTTTCGTAACCTTTTTCTTCATCAAAATAATATATATTTGATGATCTTATAGAATACGATAAAGGTTTTCTTTTATTTTTTAAATAATAAACTCTATCTTTTACTTCCCAAGTTGGTTTAACTTTATCCTTTCCTGGTTTTTCATAACGCATTAGGTTATCTAGTTCGACTGTAGTGTTTTCTTTTGATTGTTCTACTTCAGCCTTTGTTGTTTGTTTTTTTGCCATAATATAATATATAATAAAAATTAATAAATAAAGCCGGGACCGAAGTCCCGACTTTTAATAATGTTATTTCAATAACATAAAGTTGTTAGCACCTTGAGTGATCAAACATCTTTCTGATAAAAAGTGAACAGACATTGCATCTAACGCAGATGTAGCAGCTCCAACAGAACCAGTAATCCAAGATTTCATTCTTCGATCATCAGTTTGTGAAGCTCTATAACGTACGTGTAAGAAAGGTCTTTTCACGCTAGCACCTACGATTTGATCGTAAACTGAAGACATACCAGCTGGGATAACAACTCCTCTGATAGCGTTAGCTCCAGCAGCGTCATTAATACCACCACGAGTAGCTTTGTCGTTTAGGTAACGGAAGTCAGACTTGTAGAAGTCATAAGAACCTCTTCTGAACCCAGAGAAACCTAAGTTTAAAGCCATATCTTCAGAATTATCAAATACTCCGTAAGAAGTACCACCAGCACCGTAAGAATTCATAGAAGCAAGCATATCGTCAATAGCCAGACTAGTAGAACGATTAACAAACATCATGTTTTCTTCAATAGCGCCTTGGCGATCAAACTCAGCAAGCATTGCGTCAAACTCAGCTAAATCAGTAGCAGCGTTAACACCAGTAATACCAGTACTAACATTACCTCTTGATTCAATAGCAGCGAATAAACCTTGAGTACCTGAACTATCTCCATTTGCAGTTAAGAAATCAGCAGTGTCATCTGTACCACCAACTCCTAGTTCACCTTCTAGCATAGCCATTTCCACATAGTCAGAGAATCTAGCTCTTGTTTCAGCTTCAGCTTTTAAATACCAAAGATAACCTGACTGACCATTTTCAGTAGAAACTTCAATCCAACCGATACGAGAAGCATCTGATCCAGAAACTTCGTAGTAATCTTTTAAGATGATTGGTTTGTTGCTATAAGACTTGAAACTTGGTTCGTTAGAACCTCTTCGATCAGTAGCCGCAGCAGCATCTGAATTATAAGTACTTCCTTTAGCAAACTCAGAACCGTATACTAATACGACTAAGTCTGTTCTTGAGTTAGTGATAGCTGAACAATCAGCAACACCGTAAGGTTCTACTTCAAGAATATCACCAGATATTTCAGTTACTAGAGCCTTAATAACAGCCTGTGGGTTAGCTATGATAACAGTGTCGTTAACTCTGATACCATGAGAACCAGCTGTATAAGTAGCGCCAGTATCGATATGATCAGTAATAGTAATTTTACCACCATCACCGCCATTGATACCACCGTTATTAGTAGTCATTGTAGCTGTGTACGATAAATGTAAACGACCTTGCTCAGACCATACAACTTGATCAGCTGTCATAGCCTCTTCTGCGCCAACTTGAGATAAGAAACCTGAAATAGTTCTTGGTCCGAAAACTTCAGCTTCTTTTTCCATCAAATCTGGAACATATTGTTGCGCCCAGGCTTGTCCAGGTGTAGACGCTAAATCTAAGTAGTTTAAAGCAGTAGCTTGCTGGATTGGACCAGGAGTACTGTTTAATAAACCACCAGGGTTTGAAATTGCCATAATTTTAAATTTTTAATTGTTAATAAATTATTTTTTTGTTTTAAACTTAAATTTTAAATCATTAGAGTTTTGCCCTAACACTTTTACTTTAACTCCACCGGCTTCGAATACCCCGTGTTCCTGTCTTGCTGACATGCTAACATTCTTGCTTTTAGCAACACTGTCCTTTAAAGCGTCAGCTTTTCCTTGTTCATAAAAGTGTTTAGCAATAGCATCCGCGTTCATTGCTGTAAATAAAGATTTGTGATAACCTGCTGCGTCTGACATTGTATTATCTTCTGCCAAAAACTTTTTGACGAAATTATTAATGTCGCTTTGAGTTGTCTTAACTTCTTCAGCATTTTTAACATTAAACCTATACTTTTTGTCTCCGACATTATATTCAAAACCTTTGAACTTGTCGTTAAAAACTTTATCAGTTTTTCTTTGAAACGTAAGTTTAGCTTTATCTGCTATTTTTCTAGTCTCTTCAGATTCTTTATTATATCGATTAAAAAAGTCCCAAGCTTTCTGTTGCTCAGATGTTAAGCGTGATCCTGCTTTAATCTCATCATAATATTTAGACTTTTGCCCGTCTAAGTAGGCTTTGGCTTCTGCAACTTGCTCTTTGAATGCCAATTTTTTTCTTTTTATTTCACGATCATCATCTACGTCTTCATCGTAGTTGAATTTATCGTCCATCATAAAGTCTATTTCTTCAGCCGACAAATGTGGCTTTGTTCTTTTATAATATTCTTGAAGAGCTGTCATGTTATCTAGTGATTGAACATCTTGATTTAACATTACATAATCTTCTATTGTCCCACCAGTCTCATCCATAAAGTCTACTAACTTTTGGATATTCTCTGGTAATGGTTTTCCTGTAGACTCTGCCTCAATTTGAGCTTCTTCAACCTCTTCAACAAGTTCTTTTAAAGCTTCGTTAGGTTCTTCAGAAACTTCTTCTAAAGTTACTTCTTCAAGAGCGGGTTGTTCATCTTGAACGGTCTCTTTCCCTTGTGATACTTCTTCAACCACTTCTTGTACAACTCCGGCTTGTTGATCTGCAGCCACGTCTGTTGTTTCTTGCTCTTTATTGGCATTTGTTAAATCTACTTTAATCACATCTTCTTCAACTACAGGTTTACTAAGGTCTACTTTTACTACATCACTTTGGTTTGTGGTTTTTTTAATTCTTGGTTTTTTAATCTTTTGTTTTTCAACTATATTATCTATAGTCTTCTCTTCTTTGTTTTCCATAATATAAAATATAAATTAATAATTATCTAGGTTCAAATCCACCTAAATCAAATCCACCTAAAACATCATTTCCAGCAGATTCAAATTTCTTTGGAGCAGAGCCACTTTTTCTTTGATCTATAAGTTCACTAGCTTGCGAGGCTTGTATTCTAGTTCTTTCATCTTTTCTATCTTCTTTTTCTTTTTCCCTAGACTTCATACCTTCAACCTCAGCTTGCTTTAACTGCATGTTCATGTTGAATTCTACTTGCATTAGCTGTTTCTTAATTTCAGCTTCTTGTTGAAGCTTTTGAACAGCTAATTGAGTCCTCAACTGCTCTAACTGAGCTTCATTTTGAGTCATCAATTGATTCTTTTGCATTTCTATTTGAGCTGCGTTTTGAGCGGCTTGAGTATTAGATTGAGTTTGTAATTGAATATTTCTTTCTTGCAGCTGTTGATCTCTAGCTTGTTTTTGCTTTCTTCTTATTTTCAATAATTGATTAGCTAAGCTAATGTTTCTTATTTCTCTAAGATCTATAGCGTCTTCAAGATCTATATTTTTTTGAGATAGCGCTTGCTGTATGTTGTTCTCTAGTAAAGCTTTTTCTTCTTCATCTGGAGCAAGCTCAATAAATATACCAAAGTCGTACAAGTGTAGCTCAGACATTTCTTCAAGTGTAGCTACATTGTGAGCTCCTATAGCTTGTATAAATGCATCTTTAGTTGGAGAATATTCTATTATATCAGATATTCTTAACGATAACGCTTCTGCAACCTCTGCTGTTAAGAATAATCCAGCTTGAAGTATATGTCTTGTTGCTGTGTTTGAGTTTGCCGCTGCGATTTTTTGTATACCAACTAAAGCGTTTTTATCTGGAGTTGATCCATCACGAGCTTCGTTAAGCCCCGTCGTATCACGAATCATTTGTAGATAATAGTTATAGTTAGCTATTAAACTTTGTAATTTTTGACCACCATTACCACTTCTTATTTCTTGAATAGGTACTCGCCCTGGATTCATATCACCATCAGCTGTCATTGATCTACCAATAACAGAACCCGTTTGGAAAAACATGTTTAGAGCCTCTTGTGGATTGTAGTTTGTTCCATTGCCTAAATCTATTTCAGCTAAACCATCAGCATCTAAATAAATACCATCAGGTATCATACGCGACATAACTTGTTGTAGCTTTAAATGTGTAAGCTGTATCATATCTGCAAAACCAGTGATACGACTAACTAAAGATTCAATACGACCTTTATACATTCTTGGAGCGACAATACTATAGTTCATTTTAACTTTAGTGTAATCACTTTTTGGTCGCATCATATTTTTAGAAAGCTCCCATTTAAGCAATTTATCTGTGCCAAGTATTAAAGCGCCCTCGTATAATACTTCTATTTGTTTCTGAAGTTTCGTAAAGTTAGCCTCCATGTCAGATGGAGGATTAAAAGTATCATCTTTCTCTATTGCTTTTTCAGCGCCAGTTGCAGTTTCTTTAACCTTATATACTTCATTCATGTAAGTTTTATAATTAAAATATAAAACTCTCACTTTATTTGTATCGTTTTCGTTGTATGCAGAATAATTATCTATTCTTTGATAACCTGAACTTTTTACAATATTTTTTAATTCTTCTTGTTGTAAATGAGGAAACTCTTTAACCAATTCATTTATTGGAATATTTTTTACTTCACCAACATAATATATATCATCAAAGTATGGAGACTCTGTATAAGAATATACTAAATCAGCTGGATCAACATACTTTATTACTACGCCTTCTGATGTATTGAACTCTGTTTTTACGGCACCAATACCTAAAACAGTTAAGTCATAATAAAATCTTTTTCTAATAAGATCATATTTATTACCGTTCATCAAAACATTTAGCGCTTGCTCTTCTGCAAGTTCCACCGCTTGCTTATATGTAAGCTGCATATGTAAGGCTAATTCTTCTTCTGTTTCAGGCAGAGTATTAGGGTCATTTTCGTACATATTAATACCAAACGCTCCGCTAACAAAATCATTAAAGTCTCGAGTCTTCATATCTCTAAGTATACCTTCCATATACTCAGTTCTTTTTGCAACACCGTAAGGATCTTGTGAATAAGCTTTTATATCGTAAACTCTTTCAGACATACCGTTGACTACGATGTCTACAAATTTAGGTATAATAGGTACAGGTTTCCAGTCTAAGTTTAAGTAAGATAAATCACCGTTAATTGATAATTCATCTTTATATTTTTGAATAGACTGTTCTCCTCTTGCGTACAATCTAAGATTATGGTAATTTCTTTGGTTTTGAAAATATAAACTAAAGTTGTTACCTAATTTTCCTTGGTTATCAGAATACCACTCGTTTTCTATAGCCTTAGCTACTTTTAAACCATAGTCGTAACTTATTTTTTCTAAATCACTAACTACTTGACTAGGAAAATAATTTCTCGTGCTAATATCAGCCATATTATTTTATTATTTGTGAAGCAAAACCATTGTTATTGTACTTAGCTATGCTTACGTTTAATTTTGATTTTTCTTTTCTCATCACCGGAGTGTATAAATGTCTATTACACGCCATTATCGCTAAGCCGCTACTAATAGAAGCATCGTGCTTAGTTCTTTTATTTATATCAAATTTAGCCCAGTCGTTTAATGTTTCGTTAAAATACATTGTGCCATACGCTCCGTCTTTTAAATGCCCAACGTGATCGTTAATATACATTTCAATTGCCGCAGCGTGAGCTTGCTTTATATCTTCACTAGAGTTTGGTATACCACCAATTTCTTTTTCAGTTACAGATAATTTATTCCAAACTTTATCTGGTCTATTCATACTAAAATTTCTATACCCTCTTTTTCTAAAATGATACAAAAGCCTTGGTTTATTATTTTCCGCTAGTATTGGCATACCATAAAAAACGCACGCCATAAGTACATCTTCAAAAAATATCTCTGCGGTTTGTGGTCTTGCGATATATTCTAAAAAGAACGTATTTGCCGGCGCTGATTCCATGCTAAACTTAGTTAGTCCATGAAGAGATCCGTTGGATCCTCTACCATCCACAGTACCGCTAATATCATAACTATCGCAGCCAAAAGCGCCAATATGTTCATTACCTGGGTATTTAATTCCATTTTTAAGTATTACTCGGTTTTGTAAATTTCTATCTGGAACCCAACTAACTTTAAATCTACCATTAGGATCTGGATTAAAAATTACTTGAGTATCTTTAATTCCATTAACCCATTGAAATGATCCAGTTGTCACCACTCCTGAGCTTCTACTGCCTTCATTATAATCTATTTGCTCGTATATTTTAGTTAGATTAAACAAACTATTTTTTGTCTCATCTCTAAAAGCATGTTCTTCTGTTCTTGGAAACTGTCTATAAAATTCATTTAAAGCATCTTGGTCATCTCTTAAACCGTCAACTTCATTTTCCCAATGGTCTATTACACCGACATCAATTAATTGATCGTCTGGTCCGTATACATCATGATCTGGGTTATTAAATACAGGGAGTCCGTATCTGTCAATAAATCCTTCAAAGTTCCATTCCATTGGTATAAACAGAGAATATAAACCAGACTTTGTTTGTCCATTACGATTTCGTTTTCTAACATCTGAATCATTGTAAAGCTTCTTAAAGTTATCACCACCTTTATCTAAAGCGTTTGAGGTTGAGCCCATCATACACTTACCTATAATTCTACTACCTAATCGTAAACAAGTTTTTGTTACTCGCCAGTTATTTAATATATTGTCTGGTCTTTCCCACTTACCGCTTTCATCGTGTACTAGTAGATTTAATTTTTCACCGTCATAGCTATTGTCTCCAGTATTTTTCCAGTCTATCGTTGT